CCTTACCGATTACCTTGGCTATCGCATTCTAGAAGCCTTTAAAAAGCTTAATTAAACTAAAAACTACTAAAACAAAATGAAATTAAAAGCTCGAATTTATAAATGCCAAAGGTGTGGATATGAACAAATTCAAAAGACTAATCATAAAGGAAAAACCTATTCGTATGACAGGGTAGGGAATTGTCCGAAATGTATGCCATATCAAAAATATTTTTGGTTTGGAGGAAAAACTACATGGGAGTATGTAAAAGAAGTAAACTAAAAACTACTAATAAACTATGAAAAAACAAGAAGCTAAAAAACTACTAAACGAATGGCAATATGGGGATTCCCTGGATTCCTTATCACTTGCTTATAAATCAATATTTAAAACTGATCTTAAAAAGCGATTAGATTTTATTGACGATTCAACAGCAAAAGATGAAAGCTGCAACTGGGAGCTAAATCTTTACGGATTTGGAAAACCTCAAGACCTTAAAAACTTACTGAAGTGATGATTACAAAAACAATTAAACAAATTCCTTATTATAAAAAAATAAAAGGCGATGGACCTGCTGAAGTTTCATTTTTTGGATCATATCCAAGCGATGATTACGAGGTTAAGTTTCGCAAGGTTTTAGAACTAAACGAAAATGGACGGATTACTTACCATAATTTACCAAAAAAATAAAATGCTGTATTTAATTGAAACAAGATTAGACAAAGAGATTAGTCCTCTAAGCAAGTGCAGGATGTACACTGCTGAAGTAATCAGCGGATTTAAAAGAATTTACTCAGGAGGATTTACAAGAAAAGAAGCAACTGAAGCAGCTAAAAAAAGAGTAGTTTCAGAAATTAAAGATTCAGAATACATCTGGATAGAAAGGCATTTTTAAATTTTTACTAAAAACTAACAATAAACAAAAAAAAAACTAACCATTAACATGAAAAAATCAATCGTACCAACTATATATAAATTTGAGTTTTATGCTCATAAAGCCTATTGGAAGAATGGCAAATCTGAAAAAGAAGCTCTTGAAGAAATTGAAGAGTTATTAATGTATTGCGAGGATTTAAATATAATTTCAAGGGTTAAAGTTACCGATTACACTCTTAAAACTAAATCAAATAAAATACTGTAAGCATTAACATGAACATAGAGAACGAATTAGATAACATCTGGAAGGTTATTCATGAATTTGAATTTAGGATTGAAAACCAAAGAGCAGCAATCAAAAAGCATCAGGATGAGATTGATGACGCTAAAACAGCAATGCACTATCTTAGAGAAATCTTAGGATTAGAGAGTGAAGTAGAAAAGGCAAAGAGAGAGGAGAAGGAGGAGAGTAATGAGTAATATAGATTATATTGATGCACAGGATTTAACCGATCATTTTGAGGATTGGCTAAGAGACATTGAACATTCCCTGGATTATGATGTCAGTGATGCTGTATTGGCTAGCCTTATAAAAGACCTATCCGAAAGGGGAGTGATTAAATCATTCTCGTGGGATCAAAAGAACGGATTAACCTTTGAAGTAAAGGAGGATTGGAAGAATGTCCTTAGTTATTGAAAACATAAAACCAACAGAAACAAGTTACTATGATGCTGATTGGTCAGTAGATGATCCTTCTGAAATTAAATTTGATTTAACATTATTGGCGGAAAATATGGGATATCACGTTATAGGGATTTACAACGAGATTGGTAATCTTCCAAAAGGTGAATGCACTAGTGGAACTATGTTTCTTGAGCCTATAGAAAACTACTTAAAAAATTATTCTTAATATGAAAACTAAACTAAAAAAACGAAACAAACCAAAATTAAATAACTACAATGAAGTAGTTGATAATTTACTAAATTCAATATCTAGACATTCTGGATTTTCTCCAGAAAGGATACGAAGCGAAGGTGATCATCATACAGTTCAATGGCGAAGGTTGGCAATGTATATTTTATCTACGCATTTCGATTGGCCTTTGCGAAGTATTGGCGAAGCATTTAACCAAGCTAGCCAAACTTGTTACAATGGAACTAGGCAATTTGAAGAGCTTCTGAATGGGGAGGAAACTAGTCATTATTATAAACCAGTGGTAAATAAGGTAATTGATGATTTAGAGTTATGATTGTCTTAATTGTATTATCCTGGATAATTGCATGCGTCTTGATATTGAGATTTTTTGCGATTAATGACGTTGACTAAACTCAAAACAAAGCTAACATTTAACTTTATTCATTGATATAATTAAAGAGAGACATTGGGCTTTCAAAGTAGGTTTAATATTGGTAGTTTTCCCTACTTTCCAGTGTCTCTCTTTTTTGTGATTTGATTATTTAAGAAAACTGTAATAATATAACAGACTAAATTAGTACTAATAATAACTACCAACAGATGAAGAAAGGACTACCAAAACATGGCTACCAGAAAAAATGGCAATAAATTTTTAGCGGATTTTATGGTCAAAAATACACGATATCGCAAGCAATTTGATTCAAAGATAGAAGCAAAAGAATACGAAACAAATGTCAGAGCAAAGCTTCACAGAGGAGAACGAATTGACAAGGATGATAAGCGACTGGAGCCGATGACACTTTCGCAAATGTTTACAAAGGTAGTTCTTAATGTTTGGCAAGGTAAGGCAAACGAGCCAACAGCATTGCAGCACATTTCTATGATTGAAAGGTTTTTTGGACCAAAGCGATTAGCCCATACAATAGACATCAATGACCTGGATAACTTCCATCTACATTGCAAGGAGCTAGGTAACTCACCTGCTACGATTAGATTAAAGTTTGCGACGATTTCACGAGCGTTTGGTTTTGCTTTTTCGAGAAATTGGATTCCAAAAAAAGTTCTTATGCCTGAGTTAGAAAAGGTAAACAACGAAAGGAATGTTTATTTTAGCGAGGATGAAGAGGCAGATATATTAGAGTACCTTGAGGAGATAGGTGAGGATTATTTTGCAGATTTTTTTATGTGGCAAATCGACACAGGCATGCGACCGAGTGAGGCGAGAAGAATAAGTGCTGATCAGGTAAGGCATGATGATTATCTGGGTTATGTTGTGGAATTAAAATCAGGGGAAACAAAGAACACAGAGCCACGAAAGATTCCTCTGACAAGACGAGCTTACATTGCATTTCGCAATCATCACGAAAAGGGTAAGATGTGGGAACATTGGACAAAGGAGAGAATCAGAACTGTGTGGGACAAGGTAAAGAAGGCACTTGGAAAAGAAAAAGACAGAGACTTTATTTTTTACCTTTGTAGACATACTTGTGGCTCAAGACTTGTACAAAGAACTGGTAACATAGCATTGACAAAAAAGTGGCTTGGACATAAAAGAATTGAGCAAACTCTTAGGTATGCACATCTAAATGATCATAGTTTATTAAGTGGACTCAAGGTGCTAGAATATGGTATCTTGTGTAGTGACAAAAAGGTGACAAATTTGTCAACATTTACTGACAAAACTAACAATTTCAGAAAGGGATCTAAAGCAAGCTAGAAGCCTTATGTCACAAAGGATACAAGTTAAATGCGGTTGTGGTGGAACAGGTAGACACGCCAGATTTAGGTTCCAGTGTTTCTTTTTGTCATCTCTGTACTCCTTGCTCCGCAACGCTTTGTCACCTAACAAACATAAAAAACTTAGTCTCATAAAAACTGTTGCCAACTGACAATCAGGTGACAAAAAAGAATTATGTTAGAACAATCTGATTTAAACAACGAGATGACCGAGATAGGTATTGGTCGCTTCAATGCACAAAATGAAAGTGCAAGGAAGTACGATCAAAGTTCTCGAAGTTCAGCAGGTCAACGATTGATGAGAAAGCTCCTTCCAGAATTTAATAGAAAGGTAGAGGAACTTTTAAAACCAAAAAAGGGTAGACCAACAAGATGGCTAGTTGATCTTAAAGAGTATGATTCAAAGAAGATTGCATTCCTTACTTTAAAAACAGTTCTTAATGGCATTCCATACAAGAAGACGATGGCTTCCATGAGCTACGCAGTAGGTAAAGCAATCGAGAATGAAATAAGATGTACATTCCTTGTTCGTACAAATAAAAGGGGGGAAGGAATCATAAAGGGAGCGAAGACGAGAAGCGGAGAAACCTCCAAACTTCGACATATAAGACTTTCGATGAAGCATGAGGAAGAAAAAAGAGGTATGGAAAACTTTGAACCTTGGTCAAAAAGGGATAGGATTTCTTGTGGAACAGTTTTAATTGAACTCCTTCGAGTTTCTACAGATCTTATTGAATATGTTTACATTAGAGAGAAGCAAAGAAAACGAGCAACAAGATATGTAACAGCTACAAAAATCACACTGGACTGGATTGAAAACTTTAACAACTACAGAGCATTGTTAGAACCATTTTGGATGCCTATGACTGAACCTCCTGATGATTGGATAAACATTTGGGAAGGTGGTTATCGTACTGAGGGAACATCACTTCCAAAGCTTCCATTTATAAAGACACCTGACAAAAAGTTTTTGAGAGAGGTAGATAGTAGGAAGTTTAAGGTTCCTATGGAGGCAGCTAATTTAATTCAAAGAACTCCTTGGGAAATCAATGAAAAGGTTTTGGATGTTGTTGAGTGGGCTTGGCGAAATAATGTTCCGATTGGTTCAACTATTGTTAGCCAAGAGGATGAAGAAAGACCTCCTTTTCCAGAGGATGCACATGAGAACAAAGAGATAAAAAAGCAGTGGAACCAAATGGCAGCAGGGGTTCACAAAAGAAACAGATCAACTAGATCTAAGAGAATACTTTGCGGAACCATCATACATCTAGCTAGAAAGTTTAAAGGGGAAAGATTTTGGACTCCAGTGAATGCTTGCTTTCGTGGCAGAATTTATGCAATCCCTTCCTTTTTAAACGTGCAAGGCACTGATCTTACAAGAGGTCTGATGCAGTTTGAAAGAAGCGAGCGAGTAAGAAATAAAAAGGAAGCAAGATGGCTTGCAATTCATGGAGCAAATTGTTGGGGATATGATAAAGTCACTTTAGATGAGCGTGAACAGTGGGCTTATGACAATGCGGAAATGATTATACGCATCTCAAACGATCCAACAAGGAACACTGAATGGATGGATGCCGACGGAAATGGTTGCTTTCAGTTCCTTGCTTTTTGTTTTGAGTGGGCAGAGTTTTTACGTGAAGGAAAACTAAAGACCAAACTTCCCTGCCCGATGGATGCTACTAACAATGGTCTACAAATTTTATCAATACTAACTCGATGTGATTATGGATGTGTTGCAACTAATGTTATCCCAACAAACAAACCTGCCGATATTTATGATGTTGTTAGACTGCGAGTTGAGAGTTATTTACGTGAGGACGCAGCAAGTAATCATCCTTTTGCACAAACTTGGCTTGACTACGGAATATCCAGGAAGACAACAAAAAAGAGTGTGATGTGCTACTCCTACTCACTTACTATGTATTCAAACCGACAGTATATATTAGACTGGTTTGAGGATAAAATCCATGCAGACAGTTGTCCCTCACCTTTTGATTTATCTGAATACTACAAAGCTGTTCACTACCTCGCTGTTAAAGTCTGGGAAGCAATCGAGGAGATTTTAGATTTACCAAAGCAGTGTATGCATTGGTTCCAAGAAGTATGCAACATTGTTACAGCAGCCGAAAGACACCTTGAATGGAGGACTCCTTCTGGCTTCGTAGTAAAACAAGATTATAAAAAATTAAAAGAGAACAATGTAAAGACTTGGATTACAGGTGAAGCAGTGCATGTTCGTTTTACTGAGGATTCAGATAAGATTTCACCAAAGGCAATGATGCTTGGTGTAGCTGCCAATGCAGTCCACGCTCTTGATGCTTCTCTTCTACATTCCGTTACTGTAGCTGCGAACAAAGAAGGTATCTATGATTTCGCAATGATTCACGACAGCTTTGGAACTCACTGCAAACACAGCGATAAGTTAGCAAGAGTAATTCGTGAGCAAGCAGTGAAGATGTTTACTCCTGACTTACTCCTTAACTGGCTTAATCAAATAAAAGAACAGAATCCTGATTTAGAATTTCCTGATCCTCCGAAGTATGGTGAAGCTGACATTTCGCTCATTAAGGACAGTGACTATTTCTTTTCCTAATCATTGAAAAGGAAACAAAAAAAAACAAATAACCAAAGGTATAAAAAACATAAAATGAAAAGTATAAAACTAACAACGCCAATAGGGAAGGCCATCTATCCCAAATTTCAACCAGACTATTACTTTGCAAAAAAGCATGGTGAATATAGTTGCAAGCTACATGTATCCAAGGAGGACTTTGAAGCATTTTCAAAGCAGGTGGATGAGCATGTAGAAAAGGCTTACAAAGAGGAGTGTGACAAGCAGGGAAAAAAGGTTCGTAGAGCAGTCCAGATTCCTTTGAAGATAACGGAAGAAGGTGATTACGAAATCAGAACCAAGCAACCTGCAAAGGTGGAAACAGCAAAGGGAGACATAGAGTTTTCAGTGGCTCTTTACGACAGCAAGGGCCAAAAGCTTTCACCTGATACAAATGTGGGTAGTGGGTCACTCGTTCGTTGCAATGTTGAACTTTCAACTTGGTTTGTTTCATCCCTTGGATTTGGATACACCCTCAGACTCAAGGCAGGACAAATCATAGAACTTGTTGAATATAGTGGAGGTAAAAAAGATGATGGCTTTAGTTCGGTTGATGGGGGTTATATTGCAGAAGAAGAATATAATGATGAAGAAAGCAAAGAAGATAATCAAACACAGCAGTCGGCAGAGGTTCCGTTCTAAGTTCGAAAGAGACACAGCCCTCTCCCTTCGCAGGGAGGGGGTAGACTTTGAATACGAAACTATGAAGATCAAATTCAAACGTCTTTGCGTCTACACTCCTGACTTCATTTTTCCTAACGGAGTAATAATCGAAGCCAAGGGATACTTCAAACCAGAGGATAGGACTAAGCACATACTTATAAAGTCCCAGACGGATTATTCCATCAGATTTTTGTTCCAGAACGCATATAATACGCTATCAAAAAACAGTAAAACTACCTATGCAGATTGGTGTGATCGGTATGGTTTTTTGTGGTGTCACAGAAAGATACCTACGGAATGGACACAACCTTTGTAGAAACTGGTTTACCTTGCCCTCAGTGTGGGAGCAGCGATGCTCTTGCAGTCAATGAAGATGGAAGCTCAAAGTGTTTTAGCTGTGGCACGTTTGACCCTATTGGAAACAGCGAAAGAATTTATGATAAAGACATGACAAAAAAAACTACCGAAAAATTAAACCCAAATGGTTTCCTGAGAGGAGAAGCTCTACCTATTGCACCAAGGGGAATACATTTAGATACTTGTAAGAAGTACTCATACCATGTTGGCAAAGATGAGTATGGAAATACAGTTCACATTGCTAACTACTACAACAAAGATGGAGGACTCATAGGACAAAAGCTTAGAGATGCTGATAAAGATTTTCATGTTAAGGGAAAAGTGCATGATACTTTTTTTGGTCAGCATCTTTGGAAGACTGGAGCAAATAACAAGCTACTGGTTTGTGAGGGCGAAATTGACGTACTTACAATGTCACAGTTACAACAAAACAAGTACCCTGTGGTCGGCATTGGAGGAGCATCTTCAGCAAAATCATTATTTAAGAAGCAGCTAAAGTGGCTTGATAGCTTTGAGAGAGTTGTCTTGATGTTTGACGAAGACGAAGCAGGAAGGAAAGCCGTTGAAGATGTAGTTAGCATACTCCCTCCTGGTAAAGCTTATGTCGCTAGACTTAACGGAAAAGATCCTAACGAGTTACTAATGAAAGGCAGAGGAGAGGACGCAGTTAAATCTTTTTGGGATGCAGAGAAGTGGAGTCCCGTGTCTATTATTGATAGCAGTTCTTTGTTCGATAAGATATCACAAGCCAAAGTAAATGATTCTATTAGCTATCCTTTTTCTTGTCTTAATAACATGACAAGAGGTCTTCGCAAATCTGAAATAGTTACTCTGGCAGCAGGAAGTGGCATAGGAAAAAGTCAAGTTTGTAGGCAGATAGCTCACCACATACTAACTACTACTGAAAGCAAGGTTGGATACATAGCTCTTGAAGAGTCAGTAGAAAGAACAGCACAAGGTATACTCGGAATAGAATTAAAGAAGCTTTTGCATCTCGATAATTTTAAAGTGGATGAGGAGTACAGGCAAGGCTTTGAAAAAACCTTGGGGACTAAGAGATTATTTTTTTATGATCATTGGGGAAGCCTAGATCCTGACAAGATTATTTCTGATGTACGTTTCATGGCTCAAGCAATGGATATAGAGTACGTCGTTTTAGATCACGTAAGCTTGGTTGTAAGTGGTCTAACAGATAGTGAACTAGGATCTGAACGAAGAGCATTAGATGTTATTATGACTAGGCTCCGCTCACTTGTTGAGGAAACTGGAATAGCTCTTATACTTGTTAGTCATTTAAAAAGACCAGAGGGCAAGGGACACGAAGAGGGAGCGACAGTCAGTCTTGCTCATCTTAGGTCATCGGCATCGATTGCACAGCTTTCGGATATTGTTTGTGGACTTGAAAGAAGTCAGCAAGATCCAGACCCAGACAAGGCACATTTAACGACACTTAGAGTTTTAAAGAACCGATTTAGTGGGGAGACTGGAATAGCAGGACACATTCACTACGACACAAACACTGGAATACTAACAGATGCAGACAAAGAAAACCCTTTTTAGTAATGTGGATACTACCGAAGAAACTATTAACCACCTTTCGCTCTGCTCTGGATACGAAGGTATTGGACTCGGACTTAGAAGAATCTTCAAAAATATTAGAGAGGTCGCTATGGTGGAGAGGGAAGCCTACGCCATTTCTTGTTTGGTTAAAGAGATGGAAAAAGGTAGACTGGATCAAGCAGCTATTTGGTCGGATCTTCGTACCTTCCCATACCGAAAGTTTCGAGGACTGGTACACATCCTCAGTGGAGGTTTCCCCTGTCAGCCCTTTAGCAATACTGGACTTCGCAAGTCAGACCGAGACGAGCGACACATCTACCCCTTCGTCGAATTTGGAATTAGAGAATGTAGACCTGCCATTATTTTCTTGGAAAACGTCGAAGGCATCATCACAACAAAAACAAGTGAAGGAGAACCTGTTCTCAGATATGTCCTCAGAAGCTTGGAGTCGTTGGGTTACATCTGCGAGGCAGGAATATTCTCAGCGAGCGAAGTTGGCGGAGGACACCAGAGAAAGAGAGTATTTATTATGGGCTACTCCAACAGCGAGGGACTGGAAGGATGGGACGGCAAAAGCTTGCAAGAACTCACCAGTCAATTCACTTCTGGGGAGACAAATACACCACGCAAAGTACCTGCCCCAATCAACGAACCTCAATACCTTTGGGAAAGATCACGAACTGCACCAATTAAATCCTGCTTGGACGGAGCAGCTTATGGAGTTGCCGACAGGGTGGACAGAACTCGTCTCTTGGGGAACGGAGTATTTCCTAGAACAGCAGAAAGAGCATTTAGAATCCTGTCCAAAAAATTAACAGAAAGAATAAAATAAGATGCAATACAAATATAGATTCGTCATAGCTGACATAGAAACAAACGCCATTGAAAACTTCACGACTCTGGACTGTCCTATCAAGTTCCATTGTATCTCCATACTTGATACTGACACACTTGAGATGCACGAGTTTAATACAGATAGAGGAAACATCGAAGAAGGCATAAAGATGCTAGAGCAGTCTAGATACGTTTGTGGACACAACTTCATAGGTTTTGATGCTCCCTGCATTGAAAAGGTTTACGCAGTTAAGTTGAATGTAATTGTTGATACCATGCTTATGTCTAAGTTCTTTTGTCGTGACATAGCTATTACTGATAGGAAGCGAGAAAACTTTCCTTCGGCTCTTGTAGGTAAACATAAACTGGAAGCTTGGGGTTGGAGACTTGGAAACTTTAAAGGTGAGTATGCAAAGCAGGAAGGAGCTTGGGATAGTTTTAATCCTGATATGCAAAGGTACTGTTCGCAAGATGTGAGACTTACTTTTGATCTATACAAACACCTTATCAAAAACAGTGTATCACGAAACGCATTGGAACTTGAACACAGTTTTGCAAGACTTATAAGAAAACAAGAACTAAATGGTTTTCCTTTTGATGTAAAGAAGGCAGAGGAACTTGCAAAAAGGCTTTCGGTACGCAGGGTGCAGATTGAAAAAGAGATGCAGGAAATCTTTCCTCCAAAGGTAGAAGAGATGAAGAGTGTTACTGGATGGAAGGTAGAAGTAGAGGGAGTTGAATATACAGGTAAGACTAAGATCGCATTAAAGGGTCAGCTAAAGAAGGCAGGGTTGAAGCAGAACATATCTGACCTTGCAGAGAAGATGGGAAACAAAGTAAAGACTACTCCCTTCAATCCTGGATCTAGAGATCAGATAGCAGAGCGATTGATGGAACAGGGTTGGGTTCCAAAAGCATACGAAGGTAAACGACCTGAGATAAATGAAACAGTTTTAAAACAGATAAATACAAAGGAGTCACTCAAGATACTTGAATACTTGTTAGTGCAAAAGAGACTTGGCATGTTGGCTGAAGGGGCTAACTCTTGGCTCGGATGTGTAACAAAAAAAGGAAGGATACATGGAACTGTTAGTACTGTTGGAACAATCTCTGGCAGGTGTTCGGCATCTCGTCCCAACCTTCAACAAATCCCTTCAGTTCGTGCTGAGTATGGTAAGGAGTGCAGAGAAATGTTCAAAGCACCAAAGGGAAAAGTACTATGCGGAGCCGATGCGTCTTCTCTCGAATTACGTTGTCTTGCTTCGTACCTATATCAATTTGATAGTGGTAAGTTTGCAAGAGAAATACTCGAAGGTGACATCCATCAGGTGAATGCAGACATACTTGGTATAGACCGAAGTGATGCCAAGACCTTCATATATAGCCTTATATACGGAGCTTCAAACCAGAGACTTGGCGAAGCAGTTGGTAAAGGAATGAAAGAAGGAAAGAGACTTCGAGACACATTCATGTCAAAGATGCCAGCTTTTAAAAAATTACTAACTGCTGTTGAAAGATCGGCAGAGACTAACGGACACATAAAAGCAATCGACGGAAGGATTATAGAGATGAGATCAAAGCACTCTCTCCTTAACTTCCTACTCCAAAGTTGTGGAGCCATAATAATGAAACAATCACTTATCGAGTTTGCTAAACTTGCAAAGCATCCTTATGAAATGCATGCCAATGTACATGACGAAGTTCAGTTCTCCTGCCTTGAAGAACACGCACAGGACTTAGGACAAACTTATGTAGCTGCAATAATTCAAGCAGGTAAAGTTTTAGATATCAAATGTCCCTTGGATGGTGACTTCAAGATTGGAAACAACTGGGCAGATACACACTAATAAAAATTATGAGCAAAAGAATAGCAGCAATAGATGGAGATATGATTGTCTACCGAGCAGGGTTTGCTTCGGAGCAAGAAATAAAATGGGAAGATGATATATGGACACTTCACAGTTCTGAGGCAGACATGAAAGTGATTGTACAAGACATGGTTGATTACTCAGTGGATCAAACAAAAGCAGATGATTATGTCATGGTATTTTCGGATACTCGCAACTTTCGTTACAACATCTTTCCTGATTACAAGGCAAACAGAAAAAACAAAAGAAAACCTCTTGGTATTGCTTCAATAACTCAGTGGGCTTTTGAAAACCACAACGGAGTACGTAAAAACAACCTAGAAGCAGATGATGTGATAGGCATGCTTTGCTGCTCCAACGACAACTATGTTGCAGTCAGTGGTGACAAGGACTTTGGTACTCTTGATTGCGAGTGGTTTAACTTTCTTACAGCAGAGACAAGTTACACAACAACCGAGGAAGCAGATTACAATCACCTTGCACAAACCCTTTCTGGAGATACAGTAGATGGTTTTTCGGGAGCCAAGGGTATTGGAAGTGTGACAGCAAACAAACTATTAGATAAGCATGGAGCTACTTGGCAGACAGTAGTTGATGCTTATGAGTCAAAAGGACAGACAGAAGAAGACGCTTTGATGAATGCAAGGTTGTCTTACATCTTGAGAAGTCCAAAAGAATATAATGAAAAAGAAGGAGAAATTAGATTATGGATGCCGAAGTAATTGAAAGAAAACCTCTGCCTGATAGTGGAGGAAGAACTGAGTTTGAAACAGGAAGTGTTCGAGACGCTTGCGAAGGAAAAGGAATACCCTCTCTTATACCTGTATCTGCACTAAGGTCAGTAGCAAAACGCTTTGAGGACGGAGCCTATAAGTATGGTAGGGACAACTGGAAAAAAGGACAACCACTTAGTAGATATGTTGACTCAATAAACAGACATCTTTGGGACTATCTTGATGGGTGTGAAAAGGAAGATCATCTAGGTGCAGTTATCTGGAATGCCATGTGTCTTCAGCAAACAGATGCTTGGATAAAGGAAGGTAAGTTACCCAAGGAATTAAGGGATATTTAATTCTGTTACATATATAATAAAACCCATCATCAACTCTTTACATGGCTCAAAGGAAAAGAATAAAGCTAACTTCCAAACATAAATCCCCCTCTGGTGGGTTGAATGCAGCAGGAAGAAGAGCAGCCAAACGACAGGGAAGTAACCTTAAACCTCCTGTGTCTGCCAAGCAAGCTAAAAAAAGTAAAAAAGCAGCAAATAGAAGAAAGTCTTTTTGTGCCAGAATGAAAGGGATGAAAAGAAGATTGACCTCTGCAAAGACAGCCAGAGATCCTAACTCAAGAATAAACAAAGCACTTAGAAAGTGGGATTGCTAAAATTATGTACGGATATTCGACACCGAAACCAAGTAAACAACCTAAGAAAAAGACAGCTAAGAAAAAGCGTAAAGACCTAAGAATTAACAAGAAATGAAAACAAAAAGAAAAGGTCTAAGTGTTAGGCAGGAGAAGACCATGAAGCGTCACTCTAAGCACCACACTAAAAAGCACATGGAATCTATGAAGCGTTCAATGTTAGGAGGCATGACGTTTACTGCTGCTCATAAGAAGGCAATTAAGGAGGTAGGTAAATAAGTGTTATGGGAAACAAAATATGTCCAAAAGGAATAGCTTGGGCTAAGAGAACTTTCGATAAGTACCCTTCAGCTTATGCTAACATGGCAGCATCCAAGTACTGTAAAGATCCAAACTACGCAAAGGGAAGCAAGAGAAAGAAATTAAAAATCAAAAGGAAAAAGAAATAGGAATATATGGGTGAGTTAGCAAAGTGGAGAAAACAAAACTGGGTACGCATAGGAACTGACGGCAACATCAAAGGCCCATGCGGAACTAGCAAAAACAAAAAAAACCCAGATCGTTGCTTGCCTCTTGGAAAAGCTCGTAGGTTGTCAAAATCTCAAAGAGCTACAACAGCCCAGAAAAAAAAGAGAGAAGGCTCAAAGGGCAAACAGTTTGTAGCTAACACGAAAGCAGCTAGAGTTAGCTTGAAAATGAAAGCTTAAAAATGAGCAAGCAAGAATTTCCTTTTGTATCCAACGAGCTTGTCAAAGAACTTGACGAGATATTTCCCCCAAAAGAATTTAGCCCAAAGGATGATCTACGAGATATGGATTATTACTTTGGACAACGCAATATTGTAAACTTTCTGCGAGCAAAAAACGCAGAACAAAACGAGAACATTTTAACAAACGAGTAAATAGAATATGTGCCTATCAAGACCAAAAATGCCTAGTGCATCCGCAGTAATGCAAGCTCCTCCACTTCCTCCTCCTCCTCCAACAGAGACAGCAGATGAAGTTATCAACAAAGCAGATAAGAAAAGGAGAATGACACGAAGAAGAGGTACAGATAGCCTTAAAATTAGAAGAGCAACAACTTCTGTTTCAACCCCACAATCGGGTGCAGGAACCTATATATAATTTATTTAAAAAAAGAGAAAATAAAAAATCATGGACGTAACAAATATTAATTTAAACGTAACTGGAGTAACAGGAGCCACGCTAGATAGTGATGGTAATGGTACTCTTAACGCATCAAGTACACCTTCTTTAAGTAACCTCAATGGAGGATCTTATTGTTTCCTTGCAAGTGGTACATTTGGTTCTGGACGCACGCTTACTTTGCAACACAAAGTAGGAGATGCCTTTGTAACTGTTGGCCCTGATGCAGTACTTACAGCACCAGGAGGATGTGTCTTTACATCTTCACAGAGCGAAATACAGCTTGTTGTTTCTGGAGGTAGTGGAGACAGTGCCGATGATCTTTATGTAGCAATTTCACCACTTAGCTAATCCTAACTTTTTAAATGAGTTATTCATCGTCTTCCTCTTCTTCTTCTTCGAGTAGCAGTAGTTTTTCCGCTAGTAAGCCGTCGTCCAAACTGACAACACCTCTTACAGCAAAGCTAACGAGACCACTGACAGGCGCAGAACTTGAACAGCTATTTCTTGAGAAGTTTAAGTTTACTTTGAGTGACACTGAGTTGGTAACTAATGGAACCTTTGATACTGATTTAAGTAACTGGACTAACGCTAACTCGCATTGGCAGGTATCGAATGGAAAAGCATAT